CCTTACGGGGCCCGCTCTTCGAGGTGTTAATACCGACTCCTCGGCCTTCACTGGACACGCCTAATGGCTAGGATTGATCAATATAGACTGCAAGGTGCTTACGCGAATCAAGCTGGCACCATCACTTATGTGACTGGTGGCTACTTTTCTCGCGATAGGAACCGATCAGATATAGTGAAAACTCCTGAACACCAAGCGTGGTTGGCTGACAAGAAATCCACATGGTTGCCACCGAAGCCTTATGTGGCAACGATAACAACCTGGGGATACAAGTCAGCGCTCGTGATTAATCCTGTTTCAGGACAATCATGGGCTGGCAATGTCGATTTTTACGGGCCTGCCGATAGAAGTTACGGCATGCCTGATACGACCGGCATTACTGCTACAACGATACTCAAGATCCGTGAAAAGATTAAGGATCAAGACATAAACTTTGGTGCCGCAATCGCAGAAGGACAGCAAACGATCGATATGATCGCGCGGTCCGCGAAAGCGGTGGCCTCAGCTCTCAAGAAACTTAAACACGGAAATTTCAAAGGTGCGGCGAACGACCTCAAGAAGGAATACACGAGGGACCTGAAGAAGCGGATGAAAAGACCGCGTCGCAGGCATAACCCTCCGTTACCCCTTTCAGAGGCCGAGAAACTCCTCGCTGACCGATGGCTTGAGCTCCAGTTTGGTTGGCAGCCAATGCTTGACGACATTTCGGGAGGTGCCGAAATGCTTGCCAAGGATGCTACCGCCAATCCAACGCGTCATCGTTTCAAAGCTGACGCAGCAGTGTGGAAGCCCTGGAAACCAGTCACGTTTGCCGCGGTGGACAACGGTAATCCCGTTTTCATCACGCATACGGACTATAACCAAGGGCGGAAGGGCGTCCGATACGTCGTATACTACGGTATCACGAATAAAGTTGCGGTGCAAGCTGCCCGCAACGGACTTCTAGATATCGGAGCTACGGCGTGGGAGGTCGTCCCCTTCAGCTTTGTTGTCGATTGGATCTACCCTGTTGGGCCGCTATTGGAAACAATATCGGCTACTGCAGGAAAAGAATTCCTCTCGGGAACAAGGACGGAGTTCATTGTTTGGAAAGGTAAACGGGTTGGCCGTGTCATCAGATCCACACCAAGTGGATTCGTCGACACGACTGTCGGACATGCTAGCTTCACTGATATGGCGAGGACGGTTTTAACGTCCTTTCCAGTCCCAGAGTTGCCACGCATTAAGAACCCGTTCTCGGTAACCCACGCTCTTGATGCTCTTGCCATACTAAGGCAGGGTTTCGAGAGATTCTACCATTAACCAACAAAGGAACCAGCATGCCAAGTTTGGCTGCTATCGTCCTGGCCGATGGCCAGGCTTCACCGGTAAACGTTACGTTTACCGCCGACAGCTACGAAGGTAAGATCGTCCACTTCAACGACGGAACCGATCCGTTGGCTTCGCAGGTAACCCTGCAGACCAGCGTGTCGATTGCGAAGAAGAAGGGAGATTTCTCCATCGTTTCGGCTGTTTTTCGTACCCCGTACGTCGATGCGACGACCGGGGCTGTCCTGTTCTATGACCAGGCACGCGTCGAGTACCGCTGGGGTTACGCCAGTCTCTTGGCGAAGCGAAAGAACCTGTTCGCTTTCATCAAGAACCTGCACGCAAACGCCAGCTTCAAGACGCTGTGTGAGGGCCCGCAAGCGTGGTTCGCCTAAAACAGGCTGCCGTTCTTGCTGTCCTCTTCACCGTGACCTCCCAGGTAGCCATGTTGGTTATCCTGGTCCTTGGTCTTGTTTATATCTTAAACGGAGCAAACAATGAACATGATAGTATCCCCCGCAGCGTCTCTGTCACCCAGAATGGACCGCCTATTTCAAACAGCGGCTCTTCTGTTAGTGATGCCTCACCTGGACCAAGGGTGCCTTACACTCAGGACTTGGAAAGTCCCGGGGATTCGGTATACCCTGAAAATCCTGGCAACACAGATCTTCGAGGAGGCATGCCATGAATCGGAGAACGGATCGGGTGAAGAACCCGAATCGCCCTTCGAAACTCTTGACATCCTCGTTGGTTATGTCAGCGACTTCATTACTGATATGTGCAGGATTGCTCCTGAACGTGTTAGGAACGAGCTGTTGACATTCGGAGTTCTGTCTGAGGCCCAACGTAGTATTGACTCACTGCCTGATTTTGGAATCACGGCGGACCCTCGAGATGGCCATAGGCCCTATTGGACCTATCAAGCTATCAAGATGATTCGCAATGGCTTCAGGATCGACGGCGTATGAGCAAACAGAAACGTTGGAAGCAGATGAGAAGGCGTCAATGCCATGCATTGGCGGGTCGTACGCTACCTGATCGTTCTCTGTGGGTCGCTGGACAAATCGGACGGTTAAGCTTTACGCCGTTCGGACAAGCTTACAGAGAAGCTATCGACAAAGGTGATTGGGCTGCTATACTGGCGATGAAGGTGCCGGAGGCTTCGAGTTACGGAAGTAACTTTGAAGCCTTCGGTACCGATTATCTGCTAGCAGAGCTGCTCTCTAAAGTGGCACCAGGTGTTACGGGTGCCTCACCTGAGTTTCTGAGCGAGGTTGCGCTTGCGAAGTTTTCTGATAGCGAAGATCAGTGCAGAGAGACTAACCACAGGTTCGCACGGGACTTTTCTCGACTCGGCGTTGCCGAGTTCGATCCAATCACCAGATTGGCTCGAAGAAAGATCGAGAGGGTTCTCGGGCGGTTCTCCTGGGATGAGGTCTCAAAGCACTTTGCACACGGGTCTCACGCCTCTACGAGGCTGAACCGTGCACACGGGGATCTGTACTATAAGTTCGGGGGTATACCCGACACCACTGCATTATGCGAAACTCTTTCGAAGATCGCAATAGCTTCGATTAGGCCTTGGCAAAAGGCGGAGCCAGAAAACTGGTCCGATTGCAAGGTAAACCTTGTTGTCGGGAATCGCATCACCACCGTTCCGAAAACTGCAAAGACGGATCGAACCATCGCTATCGAGCCCTGTATGAATATGTATATTCAGAAGGGAATCGGGAAAGTGATTCGATCACGTCTGCGCCGGACAGGCATTGAATTGAACGACCAGGGAGTAAACCAGATGTTAGCTCGGGAGGGGTCTCAGAGTGGCTTGCTGGCCACCATTGACCTCTCCAGTGCTTCCGACTGTATATCTCTCGGTGTCGTTCAACACCTGCTTCCGCCAGAGTGGTTTGACGCGTTGTACATGACGCGCTCGAGCCATGGAGTTTGGCCTGATGGGACCGTTAAACGGTACCAAAAGTTCAGCACCATGGGCAATGGCTATACGTTCGAGTTAGAGAGTCTGATTTTCTGGGCTCTCTGTTCGGCCGTTGTAGACAACCTTGGGCTATCGGACAAGCGGATAGGCGTTTATGGCGATGACTTAATTGTCAACGTCGAGGCCTATGAGTCCTTAACATATACTCTCACGTACTATGGGTTTACTCAGAATACGAAGAAGAGCTATGCGACGGGACCCTTCCGAGAATCATGTGGTAAACACTGGTTTCTCGGCCGCGATGTGTCACCCTTCTACATCCGTGAGGGTGTAGTAGACGTCACAAGGGAGTTGCTTGTCGTCAATAACTTCCGTAGGTGGGCGAATCGTTTGTATAACGGTTTTATCCCTCCGCGGGTGTGGGACGTATACGTGACTCTCCGTGATTCTTTAATCCCTGAAAATTGGGTTAGAGACATCAAGATTTCTGACGGTTTTGGAGACCTAGGGCTAGTTTCTTCTTTCGAAGAAGCGTTGCCCCAACGCCTACCCGGCGGTCAGGAAGGCTGGAGCTGCGAAACACTGCAGATTACTCCAACCCCCCGTAAGATCATTGAACGTCGTCGTGTCGACGGCGAAAGTGTTCTTACTAAGGGTCTTTTCCTCCTTGAGAAGAGGAATAGCGAAGAGGACGAACACGCTGTTCATCGCGCTTTACTTCTTAACGCTAGTTTGGGTCCCACGAAAAGTGGGGGTGAGGCCTATGCTGATGAAATTCCTATTCATTCACGTAGGCTCCAACTGAAGACTAGTAAACTTCATGTTGGCAGGTGGGAGGACGTCGGATTTCCTTTGATCTGACGTTACTTATTTCCCCGGATTTCCGGGTGGAG